TACGGCGTTGCCCGCCCGATCGGCGTGGCAACCCGCAACGTGCTCCAGTACATCGGTGGCGCGAAGGTTCTCGACACAACCGGCGGCCTGCACTACGTCCTGACTGGCATGAATCCTCTGGGCAACCAGGTGCTGAACTTCCAGTATGAAATGGGAACTGCGATCCAGACACAGTACGTTCTGCGCGTGCCGTGGATCGGTGCAACCCCCAACACACTGCAGACTCTGGCAACGACCGATGGGATTCAGGGCTACGTTCAGGGCTACGGCCTGACGTTCGCCCACTACACCGGTACTCCCCAGGTGGGCAACGGTGTGACCTTCTCGCAGCAGCTGGGCGATGCGGGTAACTACTCGGACTTCAATCCGACTGTTCACACCGCCGTTGATCTGGCCGGCCGCATCATCGGCATCATGAACATGATCGACAGGGTCGGTTACAGCAACCGCATCAAGACCCTGTGGGATCCGTCCCGCATGGTCGGTCCGATCAAGGATCCCAACCCCGCTTCCATCATGATGGGCGGTTCCGCAACCGCGGGCCTGCCGTACCACTTGAACCTCACCACGGACGGTATCTACAAGGCATCCACCTTGCAGAACACACCGGCCCACGCCGAGTACGGCACGTACGTGCTGGTTCGCATCAACCTGTAAGCCTTCGACGAACTGACTGTCAGTTCGTACAGAGAGACCATGCCGCAGATCGTTATCACTGAAGGCTCTGCCTACATCCGTGGAAACGGTCTGCGGTGTCTAGCTCCCCGAGCTGACGACACCTCCAAGGCTTGTAACAAGCTCGTCGCCAAAAAGAATGCAGCAGGCGAACTCGCTGGAGACTTCCAGTGCCCAGACCGCCGCTGTCGGCAACACATCTCAACCGAGGTTCGGCGCTAACCGAATCCCCATCAAGTCCATTTCGGACACTGCCCCGAGGAGGGTATTTTCACCATGGCAAAGCCCACCAAGCAAACCGAAGCTGAGCTTCAGCTGCAGGATCGGTTTGTACAAATCTTCCGCAACAACGGGTACGATCCGACAGTGGGCGAGCCCATCGACATTAACGACGCAATGGATATCCAGAATGCGGCGTTCATGGTTCCTCGCGCTCTGACCACGATCGTGCAGGAAGGTATCGAGCCGATGCTGATCGGCACGCACCTGCTTGAACGTGTCCAGTACAAGCCTGGCATGATGTCCGTGTTCCCTGCCGTCGAACCCCTTCGTGCAGACGAAGCCGGCGATGGCATGGATCTGCCGATCTACAACATCAACATCGGCGGCGCGCAGACATTCGGAACCAGCGTCAAGCGTCACGGTCTTCGTCTCAAGATCGCCAAGCGATTTGTCGACGAGTCCAGCTATCCCTGGATCAACTTCTGGCTGCGCCTGGCCGGCAACGCTCTGGCCCGCCACAAGGAAGAGTACATCTTCGACTTCATCACGCGTCTCGGCACCGTTGTTTTCGACAACAGTGTGGAAGCTCGCTTGAGCACCAACACCGTCGGCCAGCCCATCAAGGGTGTGACCACGGGCCGCAACTACAAGGGTCAGCTCAATGGTTCCATGACCGTTGACGACATCTTCGACATGTATGCAGCAGTGTTGCTCAACGGCTTCGTGCCGGACACCTTGCTGGTGCACCCGATGGCGTGGCTGATGTGGGTCAAGGATCCTGTGATGCGCGAGTTTGCCATCCAGGCTGGCGGCGGAAGCTTCTTCGCGCAGTGGACCGGCAATGCCGCAGTCAAGGGCAACCCGTTCTACAACAACGGCGGCCTCGGCTTCGGTCAGGGACAGACGGCGCAGTACACCAATGGCACCATGACCGGCGGCGAGCCTTCCAAGGCGACGTCCGGCAACTACCAGAACATGACGTCAGCGCCCACGCTGCCGAACTACCTGGGCCTGCCGTTCCGCATTCTGGTCTCGCCGTTCGTGGCTTTCGATCCTGAAAACCGCACGACCGACATCATGATGTTCAACAGCCGCAACCTCGGCGCCTTGATCGTGGCTGAAGAGCCCCATGTCAAGAGCTGGGAAGACGGCCAGTACAACATCCAGAAC